TGCCAATCAGTTCAATCTTGAGACTGCTATATGTACTAGGCATGTCTTTTCCTTACGTGCTTGTCTCTACGTCCTGCCACACAGGCGTTTGTGAGTCCGTCACTTCCACCCAGTTGGACCCCTGCGCATCATTCACTACCTGCCAACTGCCTGCCTGAGAATCATTGACCACGGTCCACGTGGCCGCCTGAGCGTCATTTACATTCTGCCAGTTAGATGTTTGATTGTCATCTACAGGCTCCCACAGGTAGCGGCAAGAAATCACGTCACTCGCTCTGCCTGTCTCCACAACCCGTGCAAGGAAACCGGCAACCGCGTTTGATGAATCTTGTGTATTTACTAATTCTTGTATAGACGCAAAGAACTGCGCCTGCGCGGAAACCGCGACCACCCCACTAGCAGCTTCACTAACCGAAGCCCCAAACACCACCAACGCACTGCTCGTCTCAGACCCACTGGCACTCTCAACTACCGAGACCCCTTTTTCCAACAAACTACTGACCGAGTCCGCCGCTTGAGCCTGCTCAGAAATCGAAGCCTGAAACTCCGACCCCGATACCACCGAATCCGCCGCTGCCGCCGTCTCCGAAACGACTACCGCAAAACTCGCCTGCGCCGCTACCTGATCAGATCCCGCTGCGCTCTCAACCACCGCACAAGCAAAATTCACCAACCCACTGACGCTATCGGCTGCCTGTGCACTCTCGGCTACACTGCCAAAGAACGTCACCAAGGCACTCGGCTGATCCTGCGCTGCCGCCGTCTCACTTACCGCTGCACCAAACTGCACCTGACCAACTACCGCGTCCGAAGCACTGGCCGTCTCACTTACCGCAGACTGATAAACTACCGCCGCGTTGGCCGCATCCGAAGCAGTAGCCGCGTCAGACGCAGTCCGGTCATAGACCGAACACCCCCAACCCGCTTGTCCCCATGTGCCACTGCTCCATCCGCCCTCGGACACACCTTACTCCGCCGTTAACTGCGCTTCTTCAAACCACCGCTCCTGCGCAACACCGTCCGCATCCGTCCACTGAACCAAGTACGACACCACGCCGTCCTCATCCATGCGCAACGCTGCCACCGGCCCCTGCGGCACTACCGTCTTCAACCGAACTACATCGCCTTTTTTAAACATCATCCGCTCCTTAAGCCGCGTCTAGGTTGAAGGTGTACGTCACGTTCAATACGTCACCACTGACCACCGCACGATCTCCGGGCGACTGGAAGTCCGCCTCTGAAAACAAAATGCCCGATGTGCCCGTCGCTACATTCGTCAAAAAGGCTCCCGCAATCGTAGTCGTGCCGTTCATCGTGAACTGCGAAGGCGAAGCACTGTTCGTAATTACCGAAGGATCCGCTGTAGTCGCCGCGCCAAAAGTCACTGCCTTGCGGTTGCCCGTGTAGTTCGTGTCCTCCGTCCAACCCGCATGGGTTGCCAACGTGTCCCCAGCAAGAAAGCTCGTGCCCGAAGACGGGCCAGTGATCAACCCCAAATACCAAGCTGCCGTATATGCGGAACCACTAAAGTACTTGTCGTTCATGTCCTTCAAACCTTGGTTGACAACCAGATTCGCCGCGCTGTCTTCCCACTTTACGTTGCCGTCCTTGTCATAGCAGGTGATCGTAAACACGCCACCAGCCAAGGCTCGCTCCAGTCCACAGGACTTTTTCTCCACGGCTGCGACGATTGTTTCGCCCGCTTGTGCTGTTTCAACCTGCATGATGACTCCTCATAGAAACAAATAACGCCCCTGTTTAGGCAATCCGAATAATCGCAGTAGCCGACGCTGCAGCAGGGAACTGAATCTGAAACGTACCCGCATTAACCTGCTGATCCCCACCAAAATCCAACACAGCACACGCCGGATCACCCGCCGCCGTATCGTTGTAAATAATCGCACCCGACGAGGTAAACGTCGCCGCCGTCCACGTCGTATTGTCAAAGTCGCATACCGCCGTGGTGCCGTCTGACACCGGGGTGATAGACACTAACGTGTTACCCCCAGTCGTATACCCATTACCACTAGGTAATTCGTCAGAATTACCCGTCAAATCGGTATAACTCGTCGTTGAAGCCCCATACGTACCCGTAACCGAAGCCGTCGCCTTTGCCAAAGCAATCTTGAACGTATTGCCCGTGCCCGTCGTAAAGTTATGCACCCCACGCAAGAGCTGCACTTTGAACGACGTAGGCATTGCTGTGGTAAATCCCGCCATCTCAATCTTCCAAAAGTTTGATGAGCTCTGGATGCCCTGCTTCACGCAGTCGATTCGCCAACGTCGTGTTATGCGATTCCACCGCCTGCCTCATGTACCGAATCAATACACCACGTATCTGAGACCGGAAAGCCTCCGCCTGATCACGAATAAGCGGATGCGCGCCCTCACCGATGTAGACAATCTTCTCCAACGCCATTTCCGCCAGTTCCTCAGGCGTGAAACCACGCCCCGAAACGGAAACGACCCGAATATCCCCCAGTAAAGCGCCTGCACCTATCATGGTCCCGGTGACTCCGATTTAATCTTCATACGAATCATGCCGTCTCTGTACTCATCACGACGACGGCGACCCTGCTGCTCAATGCCCAGACCCTGCAACGCCTGCTTGTAGCTGTTCTCAAAGTACCCCAACATGTCCGTAGGACCTTTTGTATAGCTATACGCTTGAATCAGACAAGCATACAAAAGCGCCTCCGGTGCATTCAAACTAACCCACGTCGTTGTGTTCGTCGAGGAAAGCTGCGCAGGACGGTAGATATAGCCCAACTCCGCCGTGAAGTTCGCATTCGGCGTAGGCGCTACATAAAAAGTGTTCTGATCCCACGTCGAGTAGTACTTTGGTGTACCTGTAGCAGCGCCATCAGGCCAGTACTCTTTCATGAACGACGTGTCTCGGTAATCCAAAAAGATCTGATCACCTAAGGCATCAGTGATCATCAGATAACGATGCGTCAAAATGTCGGAAGGGGCCGACAAGAACTTGTTGTTCGTTGTCATGTTGCCCTCAACTTCTTTCTTGAACACGTCTAGATCGATGTCGCGGAGAATCCGGTTCTCCGCCATCGTAATAAAGACGTTAATCACCGCGTTCGTGAAGACATTGCTTCCGACCTCGGTGTAATTCCTAATGTTGGTAACCAGTTCGTCGTAAGTCATGGCTAAGTTATCACTATCGTTACCGTACCTACAGCACCATACCCAACAGGGGCCGACTGCTGCGGATACGGACGCATGTCCGTGATGTTCTGCGCAGCATAAATACTCCCCCTACTCTGAAACGCCGAATCCGCAGGCATTCCAACAAACACTGTCGTAGGCTCAATACGATCCGGCCTTGGCTCCTGCAGCGCAATCGCATCGCCCTTGTAGCGAAGCGGGTCTAACTGCGGCTCTTTCGGCTCATAATCGTCCGGGCAAACCTTAAACCCCCGCCAGTTCTTCCTTAATACATTGTACGGATAACGCTGACCACAGTAGTCGCATAATCCGAACGAAAACTTGCCTGTAGCGAACGCCACACTACGCCCCTACCTCAGGAACGAAGTACGCACTCGCCGTATCTCTATCCTCCGCTGCCGCCCGAGCGAACTCCTCCTCGTACAACTGCTTCATCATGACCGTTCTCTCCGGCGCATACTTCAAGGAGAGGTAATACGACAATCCCGCCGCCAAACAAGGCAAGAAGCGGAAGTTCACATCCGTCGTATTCGTATAATCCCCGGCATCCTGCATCCGACGAATACGGTAATAACGAAGTTGATACACCCGATCTGGTGTGGGATACAAGAAAACCTTCGGGATATTTGTACGCTGGACGTAATACTGCGCTGGTTGCGCCTGTGTCGTCTTGTCCGGCACGTTCAAATACTCCGCCCGGCTGATACGCTCAATAATGATGTCCGTGGCAGGTGTCTGACCCGTCAATCGAATGACCGCCGACAATACGTTGACCGTATCCGTCGGCAGCGATATCTCCGTATCGCCCTGCGCAAGGTTGTACGTGGCTAACTCAATCGTCCACAGGTTCAAGCCCCGATTTGCCCATTCCAAGAACATCAAGTTCAAGGACCTACGAGCGGTAGAAAGCTGTTTGCCGTTGGTCATTTGCATGCCCAACCGCTCAAACGCTTCCTCTACCAGATCGTCGATCTGTAGGTCAAATACAGTAGTGCCTGAAGTAGTCATTACGCTTTGTACAAGTTATCAAACGTTGCCTCAGCATCCATGTAACTATCATCCTGCTCGGCACAGTGAATCCACTGGCTCGGTCTGAAATCAGGCGCACCGTTTCCGGTCTCCCAATAAGCAGGACTTGTCACACGGACACGGTTATTGGGCAAAGCCACAATATTTCCTGTCCACTTGCCCGCATCCGTCAAGATCAACACATGACTTTGCTTGTGTTGAGCCGGACAATCCGCAATCTCACTCTCCGCATAGTCCACCGTAAACAAGTAACGCCCGGTATAAAACTCACCTGCTATCTTGCACTGCCACGGACTCGGGCTAGTGCGGGCAAACTTGACTACGGTGTGATGATGCGAAGGACAGTCCCATGGTTGCGCCAAATGCGTCGGCATCCGCTCAGGCCACTCATCCAACCGAATGTCCCCAACGAGTGCCGTAATCGGCATCCGCGCCCACATGGCCCCGCCATGCACGTTTTCTGATCCGTCTGCATCACTCTCACAGCCAGTAAAAACCAACTGGAAGCTCAAACAACGGTCAGGCATGGTGTTTACTGCTACTGCCATCGCATGCAAGTATTCACCATGGTACTTTTGGTGCATATGGGTGAATTCACGTCTCACCCAGCACTTAAAGTACGGGATATTACTTATAAGATAAGCCATTAGCGGCCTTTGCCGCCACTCGCCATCATCTTTTTCTTCTTGACTGCGCCGCCTGCGGCATAGCCTTTTTTGACCATGCCACCTACAGCATAGCCCTTCTTCATCATGCCGCCACCCGCCATTTTTTCGCCCATTGCCATGCGCTTGTGCTGATTAACCGCGCCGCCTTCTTTCATCATGATCGGGCCCGATGTCTGGCTCGTCTTCGACAGCATCTTGTTACGAGGACCGCTCTCTACTGCACCGCCGCCTTTGGTAGCAGCACCCATTCCACGTCCAGCCATGATTATTTCCCTTTCTTCATAGCGCGGCCTTTTACGTCCGCAGTTTTACGCTTGACAGCGCGACCCATTGCATCCGACGACTTCTTTACTGCCCCACCTTTTTTCATAGGGGTGCCCTTCATCAAAGCCGCCTTTTTTGCCGCAGCCGCTACTGCACCGGCTACACCACGACCTTGAGGGGCTGCCGCTGCTTTGCCGCCGACACCTTCTTTGATCCGGGACATCAAACGGCCCATTTGTACTCGATTAAACATGCTCTTCTCCTATCGACGTTCAATCAAACGATCAATCTTCTCTTCCAGACGATTGAATCGCTGGTCGATATGCTCTGTAATCTTCTCTACTTCTGCTTTAGTGACCGAATCTCTCGCAATTTCCTCACGAGTGCGGTTAAGCAAAATCGTAATGCGCGCAAGTTCACTAAACTTCTCGTGCATCATGTATCCCAAGATGCCAATCAAAACAGTTAAGCCCGCGCTCCAAATTTCCGCTAGTTGCACCACAAGCTCCTTAACACTTCCACCGGCGACGCGCTTGGCGAATCCGGCTGTTCGGATCCTTCGCTGCTTCCGGGAACATCTTCATCTGCCCCGCAGAACGTGCACAATACGACTTACGACGCTTCGCGCGCGCACCTGACGGACTATCCTCAGTCACAGCAGTCTGGAGTTTGCTACCCGGATTAGCACGGCGATATGCTGCAACGCCTTGCTTAGTCATGCCCGCTCCGGCCTTGGTAGGCCGAAAGTTGCCTGACTTTACCGAGGTGGCAATCCCCATTCCTTTGGACTTTTTCGTTGCCATCGTCAGACAGCCGCGCCGCCCACAAACAACAAGGTAACACTCGTTACGTTAGCGCTTGCCAAATCAATGTAAACGCCGTCTGTAAAAAGAATGCCATCGTCAGGAAAAATCAGATCAACCGCACCTGCCGAAGCCGGGGTATTGATCGTAAGCAACGCCGTGCCGCCACTGGTAGCGCCGTTTTTCAAAGAAAACGACGATGCCGTAGCACTACAGGTGTAGTACACCCCCTGCACTCGCGTCCTGCCACTAATGGCATCATCAGAAGCGGTCTTCGTTACCGCCGAGATATCACTTGCAAAGCTCATTGCTGTGGTCCTTCCGTAGTCTCTGGCTCTGGTAAATCTAGCCTTGCGATCAGGGCATTCAGTACATCAATTGCTGCCTGTGACGCAACGGCCACGTCGTGTGCGTGATTCCGTTGCCGTTCCATGTTCGCTACCTCAGAGAGTAAATACTCTTTGGTAATGTTCATCAGGCCTCAACGGCATACAGGAAGTACGCGGTGCCAGCAGAGTCAACAAAACGGATCTTCTGGGTCGCCGTGGTGGGTGTTGCACCAATCGCCTGAACCATTGCATCCGGTAGGTTAAACAAGTTGCTGATCGTGCCCGAGCCGCTGTTGGTAACACGAATAAACGAAGCATTCCCCGGGAGGGTCGCGCCTGCGCCAATATCCGAGTCCACCTGCAACGCCGCCACAGTGCCGCCTACGGTAACACTGGCTGCTGCGCCAAGAGTTACACGCAACGCGTTACCTGCGCCAGAGATCGAACCACCGGTATTGACCGATAGCGAGATGTGCGCGCCATTGACGGTGCCCGCAGTTGCTGCATTCGCGCCAGTTACACGCGTAAGCGCACGAAGCGTCTCGCCCGAACCGGTCGAAGTGATGTCCAGACGGTTATAGCTTAAACGAGTGTCGCCAGTTGTTGCCGAACTTGTAACAAATGAACTTGATACGTTGCCAGCAATAGTAACTGCGACAGGATCGGTTGAAGAACCTGTGATAAAGCCGTTTGCGGATGCAACCGGCCCAGAAAAGCTTGACCTTGCCATTTTGGTATCCTCACATGTGAGATTTGCAGCATATCTGTCTACATGTCGTCAGCCGGGACTGTC